AACAGATGGCAAAAGCAGGGCTATACGCAAACATCCACAAGAAACGTAAATCAGGCAAGCCAATGAGAAAGAAGGGCGCAAAGGGCGCACCTACTGACAAGGCTTTCAAGAAAGCGGCAAAGACAGCCAAGAAAAGAAAGTAATAACCAATGAACAAAGGTGAAATCCGAGCACACTTTATTGCTCTTCTAAATCGTAGTGACTGTTCGAATGCTTTGGCTGACACCTTCATTGATCAAGCAATCACTAGAATACAAAGACAGCTACGTGTCCCAGCAATGGAAAAGCAGAACCAATACAATGTGACATCCGCAACTGGTACATCCAAAGTAACAATACCAGCTGACACATTAGAGATCATTGAACTCTATTATGATGGTGACACGTTGGTTCGCATACCACTACATGAGATGATACAGCATCAAAAAACTGGAGAACTAGGGACACCAAAGTTCTTCTGCCGTGAGCAAGGTAATATCAAGATACACCCAATGCCCAGCACTGGGACTTTGTATCTAAATTACTATGCTGAACAAGAAGTCCTAACATCAGACAGCGACACGAATATGCTTACCACTATTGCTTCTGATCTTCTGACATACACAGCACTGTCGTATGCCGCAGATTACTTCTTAGATGAACGTAGTGCAGTATTTGATGCAAAGTCTTCATCGTTTCTATTGGAGATACAGGAACACGCAAACAGTGCTGAACAGTCTGGTATTAACCAAGTTGTGCGCCCTACTCACTATTATGAGGATTAAACAATGGCTTCAAAAACCAGCTTTTACAATAGCTCTGGAATCACAAATACACAATCAAACGCAATAGATGCGGCAGTCACAAACGCCGCCGCTTCAGCAACAGCCGCCGCCCTCAGTCAATCAAATGCCGCCGCAAGTTCAGCTTCAGCCAGTGCTTCACTGTCTACAACAAATCAGTACAAAGCAGATGCCCTTGCCGCTAGTGTTTCTTCGGCATCTTCAGCATCTACTGCATCTTCAAAAGCCACAGAAGCCGCCGCATCAGCCGTAGCATCTGAAGCCAGTAGAGTTGCAAGTGCAAACTCAGCATCAGACGCCACTACCAAATGGTGCGGCTCAAGTTACTTTAGCGACAGCACAAGTTGCCCTAGCAACAACCCAAGCAAACAATTCGGCTACTTCAGCATCAACTTCAGCAACAAAAGCCTCTGAATCATCGACTTCAGCCGCCAGTGCGGTAACAGCAAAAACAGATGCTGAAACTGCACAAGTGGCATCCGAAGCCGCCCGTGATGCGTCTATAGTTGCAAGGGACGCATCCATTGCGGCACAATCTTCAGCGGCACTAAAGGCTAACAATCTGTCTGACCTAGCAAACGCTGGGACTGCAAGAACAAACTTAGGTCTAGGTACAGCGGCAACTACAGCCGCTACGGATTATGCAACGGCATCTCACGTTCACGCCTTCGCCTCTCTAACAGGAAAGCCGACTACATTAGCTGGCTATGGAATTACTGACAGTTTCTTTGATGGTGCTTACGCATCACTATCGGGCAAGCCGACACTAGGAACTGCCGCCGCAACAGCGTCCTCAGACTACGCTACAGCGGCTCAAGGAACTAAAGCTGACACGGCTCACGGGTGGGGAAACCACGCTACTGCTGGATACGGAACAACTGACGAAGCATTGGCTTTGAGTATAGCATTAGGATAATCAAAAATGGCAAATACGTTTAAGAACTACACAAGTGCATCTGTCGGTACAGGTGCAACTACAACATACACAGTCCCATCGTCTACGACCTCAGTAATGATTGGATGTAACTTAGCAAACCGAACAACGTCACAGATTAAAGTGGATGTCCAAGCGGCTGGTGCATACGTCATCAAAGGTGCACCGATACCCTCTGGTTCTGCTCTATCAGTCTTGGATGGTAAGATCATCTTAGAGACTACAGACACAGTTGTTGTAACATCAGACACTGCATCATCTTGTGACGTTATAGTGAGTGTATTGGAGCAAACATAATATGGCTGGATATATAGGAAGTAAATCATCTGTCACACTTGTTGATGGATACTCGGAAGCTGAAGCTGATGCTGAGTTCGTAAATGACCCTAATGGTGCTATAACAGTTAGTGGCTCTAATGTTGGTATTGGGACGAGTTCAACAGACAACAAGGTGAACATTCAAGAAAGTGCCTTGGCTGGACGTGGTGCATCTAATGGTAATACTAGCATGACACTTGAACACGCCACTGATACAGGTATTCAGTTTTTTAGTGCAGGTCAAACTCAGTTACGTTTTGGTGATGCCGCATCCACAGGTGCAGGTTCTATTATATATGAACATGCTACAGACAAGTTAAGACTAAACACTGGTTCATTGACTACATTTGAAGATGGTGGTGTAGAACGTATGCGCATAGACTCGTCAGGTAACGTTGGTATTGGGACTAGTAGTGGCACTGCTCCTTTAGAAATATCAAACTCTGCTACAAACTCATTAAGAATACATCGTGACTTTGCCACAAATAGTGCAAGTTCTGCTACTATACGTTTTGCAGGTGATGATAGTGTAGGAAACGTAACAGACTATGCTGAAATTAGGTCATTTACAGAAGTTGTAACGAATGGGTCTGAAGCGGGTGCATTGTTGTTTGGTACTCTTAGTAGTGGTTCAGTTACAGAACGTATGCGCATCGACTCGTCAGGCAACTTGTTGGTGGGTGCGGTAGCATCAAAAAGTAATATTGCAAAATCATTTATAGAGTATAGCAGTGCTTCTCAATACGGCCTTGAAATTCATGCTACATCAGCTTCTGTCCCAGCTACTCAAATTGCGTTTTACCAAAACAATAACTATGTAGGTGCTGTTCAATCTACCGCAAGCGCAACATCCTACACCACCTCTTCAGACTACAGGCTTAAAGAAGCATGGCTTCCAATGGCGGGAGCTTCTGAAAGAGTACAAGCACTTAAGCCTATCAACTTCGCATGGAAAGTAGATGGAAGCCGTGTAGATGGTTTCTTAGCTCACGAAGTACAAGAAGTAGTTCCAGAAGCGGCTACAGGTGCTAAAGACGCAATGCGTGACGAAGAGTACGAAGTAACTCCAGCAGTCTACGAAGATGTTGTTATCCCTGCTGTACTTGACGAAGAAGGTACTGAAGTTGAAGCTGAACGAACAGAGCAAACACTTGTTACTGAAGCTGTCATGGGTACTCGTAGTGTCCCTGATTACCAAGGCATAGACCAAAGCAAGTTAGTGCCATTACTTACAGCCGCACTACAAGAAGCATTAACAGAAATAGCATCCCTAAAGACTAGGGTAGAAGCATTGGAGGCTTAATCACATGTCAGGTTACATAGGCACACAGCCAGTACCACAAGGCCACGCAGACAAGGGATAGCTTCACAGCTACATCTGGGCAGACATCGTTTGCTACAGGTGGTTATACTCCTAACTTCCTAGACGTATATCTCAATGGAGTTAAGTTAGCATCCGCAGACTACACAGCTGCGAATGGCTCAGATGTTGTCTTAGCATCAGGTGCGGCTACAGGTGACATCCTAGAGGTTGTTGCTTACACAGCATTTGATACAGCTAATGTAACAGGTGCAACTAACTTTACAGTCACTGGTGCGTTCACCTCGCAAGGCATTGACGACAATGGTAACGCCACAGCAATCACGATTACAAGTGATGAGGACGTTTTAATCTCAACTACGAATATTAATCCTCACTCAGATGGTAGTGGCATTGCTCTAAAAGAAAGTGCAGGGGTTTTAATTGGCGTTGATGGAACTCATGCAATAATTGCCGCAAGACACAACTCAGATGGTGAAGTAATTAGAATACAAAAAGACAACTCAACTGTAGGTGTTATTGGTACACAAGGAAGCAGACTAAGCATTGGCTCTGGTGATGTTAACTTAAACTTTAACGCCTCTGCAAACTCTATGTATCCTATATCTGACCCTGCCGCTGGTACATTATCCTCTGGAATTGTTGACTTAGGTGCGGCTTTAGCAACATTCAAAGACGCTTACCTATCAGGCGGTGTATACCTCGGCGGTACTGGGTCGGCCAATAAGTTGGAAGATTATGAAGAGGGAACTTGCAATTTAACAATTAAAGATAGCAGTAATAACTCTGCTACAATGACAAGTTATGTGTGTAGATATGTTAAAATTGGTTCTTTAGTACATGTAACTGGAACATTAACTTGGAGTTCTACTTCTGCATTAAATACCTCAAGAATACAAATACATGGATTACCTTTTGCCGCCGCACCAAGCGTAAGTGGTGGAACATATCGTTCTCCCGTTTCAAATGGAACTTCAACATCTGGTAGTTTTACTATTCCAAGAGAAGAGATAGCATTTGGTATTGACCCTAATGCTAATTTTATTTGGGGTTCTCATGCAACTGGCAATAATGTTGACGGCAGTTTAACAAAATCTCAATTAGGAACAAGTGGTACTCTTTATTCTTTACAAGCAATATACGAAGCAAATGCATAACCCACTGCATAGCTTTGGGTTGGACAGGTGGCAATAACGCCACGATAAACTAAAGGAGGCCAATATGGCACTAACAGAAACACAAGTTGAAGATAAGATTGAAGTCGTAGGAGATCACAAGCATGTGCAAGTTCGTACAGCTACAGTGATAGCTAGAGATGGGGCAGAGATCAGCAGATCATTCCATCGTCACTCATTAGCTTGCTCAACTAAATCAGGTGATACATGGGGTGACACTGACATCTCAGGTGAGTCAACAGAAGTACAAGCAATATGCAATGCTGTTTGGACAGACGCAGTGAAGACTGCATATCAAACAGCTATGGATGCAGCAGAAATATAAAGGGGTTATCTAAATGACTAAAGCTAGACAATTAGCAGACTTGGGTAACGCCTATGACGATGGGGCTTTGTCGAACAGAAATCTTATAATCAATGGTGGGTTTAATGTATGGCAAAGAGGCACTAGTTTTAGTAACTTTAATCATGCATATAGCACAGACCGTTGGAAATTATCTGCGTCTTCCTCAGCAAGTGTTAATAAAACGTCAGATGCTATTTACGGAAACGTGTGTCAAATTACACTAGGCTCAACGGACACTAATTTTGTGCAGATTGTTGAAAATTTAGATGGTTTCATGGCAAATAAAGATATGACTTTAAGTTTTTGGGTTAAGTCCTCAACCATTACGTCTTCACATTGCGTTGCTTATAACGGCTCTGGTTTTACGCATGATGTTGCCTATAACGTAAGTGGGAGTTGGACTAAGGTCGTACTAAACTTTAATACTGGCAGTACTTATACGGCAGGTACATCATTCAGTCTTTATCTGCTTAGAAGTTCTAACACCACAGGGGTTATAGAGTTTGCCCAAGTCCAACTAGAAGTAGGTGACACTGCTACTCCATTCGAGCATAGGTCATACGGAGATGAACTGGCGAAGTGCCAGAGGTATTATGAAAAAATCTACCTGCATGATACTTACCGCCTAAATGGGGTTGCTTGGTCTGCCGATAGTCAAAATATCTCTTTTCCTTTTACAGTTACAAAAAGAGTTTCACCATCTATATCAGTACCATCTATTGGAGAGGTATTTACAGGGTCTTGGGTAACTCCAACACTTGCTGAAATAACTGGAGCAACAATTAATGGAGGCACTCTAAACATTAAAAAGACGGGAAGTTACACTGTTAAGTATGGGTATTTTATTAGGTATCAAGACATTAGAATTGATTCGGAGTTATAATCATGGAAAATAATATGAACATTACATCAGCACAATATGTTGCAGACATAGATGACAGTAACTCTTCAGTCAAAGCAACAATAGACGGACAAGAGTTATTCGTCCCATTAGACCCAGCCAATCGTCACTACGCAGAAATCCTACGCCAAGTCGAAGCTGGTACTCTGACAGTTGCGGATGCTGAATGATGACAGACACTGATGGCTGGCACATAGCCAAGAGTGTCCCTGTCACCCTGCTCCTCGGCCTAATCACTCAGGCTGGAGCAATAGTCTGGACTGTCTCAATGATGATGGCAGACATCCAAGAAAATCAAACAGACATCGTTGAGTTCGGACAACGTATATCTAAAGTAGAACAGCTGGTACAATCCCAAGCTGTCTCAATGGCACGAATAGACGTGAACATAGAGCACATCCGCACATCAGTTGAAAAGATGGCAGACCGCGATGGTTAGGCTTGTCCTAGCACTAGCAACCTTACTCACAACAACAGCCTGTATTCCCGAAATCTATGTAGACACTCCGATAGCCTTTCCGTCGAGTTGTCCTCATGGAGATACAGTATGTGAACGTAACCTTAACGCACAGACACTGGCCTACATCGGTCACAAGGATGCGGCTACAAAGCTGATGTGCAGTGATTACAAAGTAGAGAAAGTTATGGTTGAAGAATGTGGAAACTATTCGCCCCTATATTAATACTGTTGGCAAGCCCAGCGTATGCAAATGACATCAACGGAGACTTCAGTAACAACTACCAAGACTCCGCTGTCGATAGTAACAATGCGACAACTAACGAAACCAACAATTACAATGCGGCTGGGGCTTCTCAGGCCGCACCTGTAATGTCTTCCATTGCACCTACAGTTATGGGCGGTGGTGGTAACGATAGTTGTCTATTACCCACTACCAACGGAATCCAGATGACAATGTTTGGTTTCTCACAAGGCAGTATGCAACAGGATGAGCACTGTAACCGCCGCAAGAACGCCCGACTACTAGGAACACCACAGCAAATTGGAGGTCTGGGATTACAGGTCTCAGCCATATCAGTCCTGTGTAGTTCGCCAGCCACACCAAAAACCAAAGATGGCGAAGGTGGGCAGAGTGTATTTAAAAGTATGATGTTAGCCTCGACGCCCTGTCCTATCATGGATGTGGTCACTGGTAAAATCCTAATGGGTAAAGCGGCAATTGATAAATACAGAGAACACCCAGAGGTATACATTGTTGGTTATGAGACTGACAAAGTATTCTGGGACACTCTGCTCAGAATTGGAGAAGATTTAAGTGATGAAGAAACAAAAGCAAAGGTTGCTACTGTTAGCGACAACCGCACTATTAGTCAGCGGTTCCGCAGTACACGCAGAGTCATATCAGCCACCAGCGGAGTACAGCCAGACAGGGGCACAGAAGATAACGGAACTCAAGGGAACGATTGACATCATCAATAACAAACTGCTTGCGAGTGGACAGCTGGTCAATGGTGCAGTTGGATACGCAACAGTTGGACGTGTGGTCATCGACGACGCACTAGATGATGGTAAGATAACAAATGCCCAGTTTGTTGCCTACGAGGCCGCTTTAGATAAGGTAGTTGCACACGACTATGCTACAGCACAAGATGCTAAACAGTTGTTTACTCAAGAGCACACAGCGGCAATGAACCAATTGACACTAGCTGTTGACCTACTGACATCAGCAACATCTGTATTAGCTACAGCTACATCAGTCTCCGCAGTCGCGGCTGAAGCTGACACCAAGCCAGAACAGGTAGCACTGCAAGGTATGCTTCAAACAGACGAGTATTCGATACAGGCATCTGAAGTTGCTACATACAACGATGCAGTTGATAACGTAGAGAAGTACGCACAGCAAGCTGGTGCATTTATGGCGGCGGCAAACAACAGTGATCTAACTGCTTCTATAGACAGCTACACAGCCACTAATAATCTAGTTGCTGGTAACTACACAGCCATCACGTACACACAGAATGTAGATGAGTTTGTTATCACATGGTCTGGCAATGGTACTGGTTGGTCTGGTTATCTAACAGATGACATGAAGGATGCTACAGCCATCTATGGTGCGAACACCTACATGCAACAACATGGAACACCAATCAAGGACATGTAATCAATGGAAGACACAGAACTAAAGGTTGGCGGTTTCACCTTCAAAGGGTGGTACATAGCGGCGGCCTTGCCAATACTGTCTGCAATCAGCGGCGGTATCTACTATGGGTATGACACCCTCAATCGCTTCTATGCGGTAGAGACTGGAATTGATCTTGTGACGACTGAAGCTGACATGTTCAACGTCAGAGCCACAGATTTCAACTCACGCATACAGGCACTGGAACAGGCGGTACAGGATAATGATGTTAGAGGTCTTAACACGCGGCTATCGACGATTAGTACGCAAATGCAAACAATACTGGAGCAACAGAAAGAACTTCTGGACTTACGTTCTAAAGTTGAAAAGTCGAGTACAATCACGGATCAGATCGGCGATAAGCTGGATGTCTACCAGACTGAGATAGACGACATCTGGAAGGCTTATGACAGTCTTGCCAGCAATCCATTAAACTAAGGATTAGACATATGACAGAGTTTGAAAAAGCAGACGTTGATGGCAGTGGTGCTATAGACAAGACCGAGTGGGACAAACTGTTACTCGATGACAAGAGAATGCAAATTGAAGATGAGAACAGCAAAAGAGATCAACAGCGTAAGATGGTGTGGTTCTCATTAGCTGGCCTATTGCTTTACCCTGTGATGATCATTGGTTGTAACGTAGTTGGGCAAACAGTAGCCTCTGAAAACCTCACAGCTATTGCACCTACTTACTGCATAGCAGTTGTCGGTATAGTCACAGCTTTCTTTGGTTTTACTAATATCAAAAAGAAGGATGATTACTGATGATGGGACTAGGATTATTAGGTAAGGTCGCTGACCTTGCTGGTGCAGTCATAGATTCAAAGACTGTTGTTAAGAAGGCTGAAGCCGAAACCAAAATGAAGATTGCCACTGGTGAGATCAGCTGGGAACAAGCGGCTATCAAAGCCAGTGACAACAGCTGGAAAGACGAGGCGTGGACTGTATGCTTCATAGCTATTGTCGCTTGCTCGTTTGTACCACCTCTACAGCCATACATGAAGGAAGGCTTTGCCAACCTAGAAGCCGCACCACAGTGGTTTCAGTGGTCACTATACGCATCTATAGCCGCCAGTTTTGGCATAAGAACTATGAAAGGCTTCAAGAAATGAAAGAGAACTTCGATAAGTGTCTAGCGATGCTTCTGGAACATGAGGGCGGCTATGTAAATGACCCTATGGATAATGGGGGCATGACAAACCTTGGTGTAACTAGACGTGTCTATGAGGACTGGATGGATCGCCCAGTTACTGAACAAGAGATGCGTGACCTTACGCCTGATGATGTAGCTCCAATCTACCGCAAGAACTACGCCGATCCTATTCGCTTCGATTCACTTCCATCGGGCTTAGATTGGGCGGTTCTGGACTGGTGTGTAAATTCGGGAAAAAGTAGACCATCTAAAGCAGTACAACGTGCAGTAGGTGCTACTCAAGATGGAGCTATAGGTAATCAGACGCTTGGCTTAATCGCTGAGAAAGACCCTAAGTTTATCATCGACTACGTCTACACAGTCAGGCAGGCATTCTATGAGAGCCTAGACGACTACAAGCACTTCGGTAGAGGCTGGAGCAGAAGAAACACTGAGACACTTCATCAGGCTATGGAGATGGTTGAGTAATGGTAGAATATCGAGGAGAGAAGTTCTCTGGATACAACAAACCCAAACGTACACCCAGCCACCCTACAAAGTCCCATGTCGTCCTAGCTAAAGAAGGCAGTACGATAAAGATGATACGCTTTGGACAACAGGGAGCCAAGACAGCTGGTAAACCTAAAGCTGGTGAGTCCTCTAAGATGAAAAAGAAACGTGCAAGTTTTAAAGCAAGGCATGGAAAGAACATCAAAAGAGGCAAAATGTCAGCGGCTTATTGGGCTAATCGTACTAAATGGTAGCTATAATGACAAAAAACACAGATCGTCCGACATAAGACAGCGATCTGTGTTTTTTGGTGGATATTGTAGTAATTTTAGTATATAATACCATAGTTACTGAGGTAACAACGGAGAGCAGTAGCTAGACATCCTTGAGATGACTTCCCTGCTCTCCACCCACCTTCACTTTACTTGAGTTATATAAACGCCATCATGGGCATCTAATGATGCCATTAGGTCTAATACTTGTTTGTAGTTGATGGCAATTAGTTGGAACTCGTTAAGTTCATCAGAGAACTGTCTAATGAAACATGTGCCATCATCTTCAAGATACATTTCTACATCTTCAAATTTACCATCGGCATCTATAGATACAACCTTAACATAGTCTGACTCTATTTCGACTGTGAACATGAGAAATACTTATCCCCCTGCTCAATTGGTATTTCTACTGTCATCCTTCGCATCCCACACTGAGGGCATTGTCGTTGCCTTCTTTTACTTGGGTAGCCGTATTTGAAGTGGGGGATGGTCTCGATTACTTTAGTCTTCACCATGCACTTTGGACAATGGGTTACACTATCTTTCATCACTGCTCTCTTTCCTTGCCCAAGGTCTCTGGGCTTTCTGTCTGCCACCATTGGAACCACTAACCTGACGTGCTCTATGCCAGTCCCAGTTGTCTCCAAATGCGTAGCTGTTGATTCTGAATGTCTCACGCATCCTTTTGTTTTCAATATCTGCCACAGACTTGTGCTGTAGCAACAACAGTTCTTCTCTGTTCATGTGCCTCTCCTTAGTTATTTTTAGATGTCTACAAGTTCACAAGTTCCGCCAGTGCAAGCTAATGTCTGTGAGCCTTTAGTTGTGTCTTCAGACTCGTAGTCTGACAGCCTAGACCAGTCGATTGCATCAGGCATGGCAAACAGTGCGACTTCATACTGTTCTTCGATTGATGTCTTGATAAGGTGCTTGAGCATACGTGTGATCAAACCTTGGTAGAAAGCTGACACCAGACATCTCATCGAAGTGCTTGTAGACAAACGCACCTACTTCTGCCCATTCGTCATCTCCAACCGATACAGTCACTGATGGCTTATGGTCTGTGTAGTGTCTTTGGTACATTAGCCACATCTCCAGCTGTTCAATCGCTGTCATGTCGTGACGTGTGACTGAGCCTTCTGGTGACTTCATAGGAAAGCTAAAGACAGTCGTAGTAGCTGGCTTCATGACACAAGGTTCTGATGGTATTCCTTGGTCTGCTAGGAAGTGTGTCAGTGGGTCTTTGTTGTCGCCACGGACTGTTCTGATGTAGTAGTCAGAGTGTCTCGCATGTATTCCCAGAACTTGATGATGTCAGCTGTGATACAGTGCCACTTGGTTTGACCGCAGTAATAGAAGCTGACCTGTTGATACCTAATTCATCTGCAAAGTAGTTGTTAGTTTCTCTAGCAACCCTACGCCATGTATCTAGCCTGTCCTCAAGTCCCTTCTTCTCTACCATTAGTCAGCGTACAGTCCATGATGCCTGTCATAGATACACCTAAGAGTGCCTCACGTTCTGTATTGTTTGTCCAACAGTCACGTAAGTACGGAAAGTGAGTTAAGGTTGCTTGGATTGTACCTAAGATAGTCGCAAGTCGTATCTTGTTCGAGATGTCAGCTTCAGTATCTGTAGCCCTAATGATAGCTTCTGTAAGATTGCAGAACTGACCACCAGTGCCTACGATGCCTCTTGTCTTTGTTTCACCAGTCTCAGGGTCAGTATATTCCTCAAGCTGTTGTCCAAGTAACACTATCTCACTGCAAGGATTCGTGCCGAATTCCCACATGTGATCTCTAGTCCCATCGCGTTTAGCTTTGTCTCTAGCCGCCTGTCTATTGAAGATACCACGTTCACCAGAACCAGAGGCCGCTAATGACGCCCATTCGTTCATGAAGTCTACACCGCTGGGCTTGCTTTCGAAGGCCACAGAGTTATTAGCGAGTGCGTGGTGTGGGTTGTCGATGTACCACTCGCCTGACTTAGCTGTTCTCATCTCGTCATCCGATAGATCACTTAGGCTGATCATCGCTGAACGTCTTACGCCACCTACCACAACAATCGATCCGATCATACACATGATGCTGTGGACATCTAAAGAAGACAGTTTGCTACCCTGCTTTTTCTTGAAGGTGTCTATGGTGTGTTCAAACAGTTCTACCAATGGTTCAGCACCAGATGCCCTGCCACCAAATGTCTCTAAACGTGCACCAGCTGGTCTAACATTAGATACATCCCATGTCGGTATGTTGCCGTGGTTGTATAGTTCTTCAATGAGTTCTCTATATGCCTTCGCCCAGCCTTCTTTACTGTCTTCTACAGTAATCCTGTAGTCACCAGCTGTTAGCGTAGGTACGTCTGGTAGGCTATCGACATACTTCTTTTCGACAGAGAAGCCGACACCTGTTCCACACAGTAGGATAAACAGGACTTCATCGAAGCATCTCATGTGATCTATAGGTGTATAGGAGCAGTTGTATCCAGCTGTATTGTCTCTCGATAATGCCTTACCAGCTGTCATGAGTGCTCTCATAGATGGCATTACTTCTAGGTTTAATATTGCTTGCTCAATCTCATTAGCAATCTCACGGCTCACACGTGACTTCACCACGTTGTCCATGTATCGGCTGACAGTCTCAGTCCAGCTCTCTCGTCTTCCCTTCATCTTCTATCCATCTGGCATAGCGGCTGGTGTGGATGAAGGCTTGGTAGTCAGTAGGCAGTAGGTTGTTCATAGTGTTTCTTCTTTTTCTTCAATGAGTGAAATGAGTCGATCCAAGTACCAGCGGCACTTCTTTAGGTCTTCGACGGGTTTTTTCTTGTAAGGCCATCGCCACAGGTACTTGAAAGCATTCTGCCAGAGGTACGCATTGTGACCCCAGACCATTGCTCCATCAGACATCGCTTGCATTGCATCGATGCACTCGATTGAACCTGAGTTGTAATGAGGTGGCTTTGTTGACGACATCTATCTTAATGGTTTCCATAGTATGACCTCACCTTTCTCGTTGTCCCAATCCGTACAGCGCAGAATCCTAGCCATACGTGCTTGTGTCAGCGCATAGTCCGCTGATAGTTTTTCTTTTTGATATTGTTTGACGACAGCATCCCAAGTCGGATGGTTTCCGAGTATCTTCTCAGCTGTCTTAACGCCCACTTTTGGACATCCACCATAGCCATCGGTCATGTCACCCATGAGGGCTTGGATGAGGAAGTTCCTGTTGGCTTCCATGTCACTAATGACCAGCCGTTCATTGTCGTTTGGTCTGTATAGACGACATGGGATAGTCTTCATGTCCTTGTCATCAGACACAATGATTGCTTCGGTGTTTGGTAGAGAAGCCATGATGCCCATGACATCATCGGCCTCTAAGCAGTCCACCATGATGCTATCGTATTCTTCCATAGCCCACTCAACTAGGGCTTTGTATCCTACAGGCTTACGGAGTTTCTTACGTCCACCTTTGTAGGTCTCTAGTATGTCTTTACGGAAGTTCTTTTGACCAGAGATTGTGACTATCACATCTTCTACAACCAGTTCTTTCTTGAACTCATCGATCATAGACGTGAATAGTTTCTTTGCCGCTTTAAGGTCAGTGGCAAGCGACCATACATCATCACCCCAGTCTATCTCATGTTCAACAGCAATAGCCGCCCTAAAGAGATAGAGGTCGCCGTCAATGAGTAACGTGGGGGTGGTAAATGACTTCTTTAAGAGTTCTTGTGATTTCTGCATGTATATCCTGTCCGTCAGGGGTCACGTACCAACGATTACCCCAGCTATCTTCATCTATTTGGTTAGTTATGAAGCCCTCACTTGCACCTATGGCAACGTGAAGTGCTCCTACTCTTGCGAAGTCTGATTTGACTGTGAATGGCTTACGCCACGCCCGATCAACGACTATGAAAAGAAGCAATAAGTTCTCTAAGTAATCGTTCTTCTCAGTGAGTGTCAGCCCAAGTTCTTCCCACGGAATATTCTGCTTCAGTGGCAATGTTAAGTCCGAGAGCAACGCCAGCTTCTTGTGCCATTGCTCCAGCGATATTTCCGACATCTTCGGCTATCTCCTTTGTCTTACAGGCAACTTGGATTTCATCATGAATCCAGCCCATGATGTACGCATCGTCGCCATACTTTTCTTTGATTGTGTCGTAGGTCATCATGACCCACTGTTTTGCTACGATTGCCCCAGCTGACTGTAGTAGCTGTGAGAGGCATCGGTGCTCCGACCTGACCCTTAGTTTGCGCCCATCGAGTGCCTTGATGTGACCTCTCTTAGCCGCTGTCTTTAGGTTTCTCTTTAAGGTAGCAAACGCTGGTACGTTGTGGTCAAAGTTGTCTTTTAGCTTCTTACCTAACTTTGCACCGCCGCCAGCTATTGATCCAATAAGCCTATCACCACCGCCGTAAAGCGTACTATAGAGCCAGCGTTTCGATAAATCTCTCGTAGCAAGACCTGTAGCTTTTTGGTTGTAGCTGTGGATGTCACCATCTACGACTATACTTGCATACTCACCTTCATCATAAGGATATAAGTATGAAGCCATGAGGCGTATTTCGATTCCCGAAAGATCAGAGCCGCATATGACCCATCCCTCTGGTGCTGTGAACAACTCACGACACTCTTTGCCATAAGGCGAGCCAGCACTAGGTACTTGCTGTAGATTTGGGGATGTCGCTGTTGCTCGGCTTGAAACACAGTTGTTGCTATTCAGCCTGTGTCTCAGTTTACCATCAGGACTGACCTTCTTGAGCCATGCCCCAGCACCTTCAGCCAACATGCCAATCCTCTTCTGTATTAAGAAGAACTCAGCAAGCCTCTTAGCCTCTGGATACGGAAGACTAGCCAAGATGGTTTCGTCAATCTTAGCTTGACCATTAGGAGTAAACTCTTTTGGCTTCCACTTGTACTTGTCCACAAGACACTTCTGAATGTGCACCCTCGACGCTGGGTTAAAGTAGATTGTCTTTGATTTGACAAACAGTTCACCTTTGACATACCCACGAGTCCTTATTGTTGACTTTAGGATAGAAGTCTTCAGTAACTTCCCAAGGTGGAAACAGTTCCTTTAAGTCTTCCTCGATGACATGGCGTTTCTGTGCAAGTTCAGCATAGAGTTCACCAGCTTTCTTCTCATCAAATGTCCAGCCGTTACTACCGATCTCACGGCAGATAGATGCCATACGATGCTCAAGGTCGATAGACTTCTGAGTAGGCTCAGTCTTCATCAACTTCTTGTATAAGCGTGTCAGTCACCTTGAGTATCTTGGACACAGTATGACATCATCGTTTCACTGTAGGCTTCCCACCCACCATCGTAGTCATCCTTGAAGTCACCAAGGCGAAGACCCCAAGCCTTTAGGCTGTGGCTTCCCCAGAGTTTCTTTGGAAACTTAGCGACACTGAAGTTGCGTTCAGCATCCTCATTGAAGAGGTCTCCATGTATAAGGCGAGAGAGAACTAAAGTGTCAGTTACCTTGGCCTTAGTTGTCCACTCTGGATATACAATCTGTATCGCTGGGATGTCGTAGTCGATAATGTTGTGACCTATGATCTCATCAGCATTTGCTAGTAGCTCAAGTGCGTCCTTCGATCTGGTCTGGGTTAAACTTACGGACTTCGCCAGTGTCCACCTCACGGCAGACAATGCACCAGATAGTGTGGATGGTATCTAAGAGGCCGTTGCTCTCTAAGTCCCACAAATCCACCGACTCATCGCTTGTCACCAGAACCCTTCAAGACACCACGCTTCTGTCGTGACTGTAGCTTCTCATTGTTAATTTCGGCGACCTCATTTAAGGCTATACCGAGGTCTTTTGAGAGTGCCGCAATATACCAGAGTACATCTCCTAGCTCATCTGCAATCTCTGCTCTCTTCTGCGCTGGGATTGTATTTAGACCATCAAAAGTTACATCGTGATCTCTAATGAGTTTCTTAATCTTACCAAGGACTTCACCAGCCTCGTTAGCTAGACCTAATGCTGGGTAGATGACCTTCCATTTGTAAATCATGGTTTTAGCCGCATCTGCTTGATATTGGTTCATTGTGTATTCATGTGTGCCTGTAGTTTTCATCTGAATAGCTCCCCTTGTGCATTGAGTTGTCTTGTTGCTTTGAAGATTTGCTGATTGCGTCCATACGGACTTTTGCGCTTCCCTATGACTGTGATCAGCCCAGCGTCTTTCAGCCATTTAAAGTGGTTGGTGATTGAGCCATACGGCATGTGCTTGAGTGCCAGCTGTACCTGTGCACTGATGCAACCTTTGTCGCCAGCGGCTTGAATGACATCAAAGACCATCCTTGTGTTCTTTGTTAAATCTGTGTTTGCATACGCCTCGCGAGACGTGCTCGATAAACCACGCATACGTGTTCCTTTGCTTTACTAATGTTTTATGTTGGGGGAGTTTTTAGAAACCGAAGTTACTGTCAGTGGCAGTAAGTCTGCCAGTGTCGCGGTTGTACTGAAGTTCATCCGCTTGGCCTACAAATCCTGTATGCCTATTCTTGAGTACGACAAGTTCTCGCTTGCCTGATGTTGGGTCTTCGCTGTCCACATTCATAGCAATACAAGCAGTCGCCAGCTGTGCTAGACTGTGGCTTCCTCTCAGCTGTGACAGCTGTGCTCTATCGCCGCCTTCGTGACCCCTTTCGGAGTTTGGTCTCTTCAAGTGTGACACAAGGATTAACGCTAAGTCCAACTCAGTACATAGGACTGTCAGAGTGTGCATGATGTGATCTATTAGAACTCTCTCGTTGTCACTTGCACCAGCATATGAGCTAACAAGAATACTAATGTGATCTAAGAAGACGACATCACACCCAAGCCATGTTTCATGTACCTTATACGATTACAAATGGTGTCTATGTCAAATGACCCAAAGTGATCAAAGAGGTAGATTTGACCATGAGACAGTAAGTCGTCAAAGCCTGTCTTTATCTCCTCTGGTGTAGCCGCATCCTCGTCAATCACAATGTTTCTATTGATGTGGAGACCTACGAGACCTTGGGCTGTACGCTTAGTGCTTTCTTCTAGCATCAACATGCCAACCCGTGTTCCTGTCATGTGTAAGTTGTAAGCAATCTCACGGATTAATGTAGACTTACCTGTGCCACTTCCAGCCACTATAGTCACAATTCCCTGACGTATACCTTTGAGCATGTTGTTTACCCTTGGGTATGGGTACTTCATTGGGCTCTCAGCGTCTGGAGTTGCTACAGTCTCTCTCATGTCAGACATCTGGACTATGCCATCAGGTCTATAGTCAGCCGCCTGATGTATAGCATTAATGATTGCTCCAGCCTCACCTTTTACAAGACACTCATTAGCATCCTTGTGTGGCAAGACAGCAATCTTAACTTTGCCTATGGGCAAGACTTCAGCACACTCAATGGCGGCCTTACGTCCAGCTTCATCCTGATCAAACATTAAGACTATCTCTTTAAAGTTGTTGAGGTAATCTATGTTCTCCAACAGGTTCTTCTTAGCCCCAGCACTGCCGTTTCTAACAGGACACAGTAGCAAACCTATGCTGTTGTATCTGTGACACGCTCATGCAATCTATTCGCCTTCTGTAATCACCAGCTTCTTACCAGCCGACCAAAGGTGCATACCAAAGAGACCAGTGATCTTCCCAAGTGTAGGAAACTGCTTGTCTCTGGTGCGTATCTTCTGACCTGTAGTCTTACCTTTAGCATCCTTATAGTTAGCCACCTGTATCGGCTCGCCTTTGCTGTCTTTAGTCACAAAGTAACCAAACTTACGACACGTCTGCTCAGTCAACTTGCGTGACCTAAGTTCCATGTAGTCGCCTGATAGTAGTCTACTGTCTGTCTTGGTTGGCGTTGCGCTGGGCGTGTACTGTCCGTCAGCTGGGGTGTGCTTCAAACAGCTGAAGCAAAACATATGCCCATCGCTGTAGAGGCTGTTGGCATCTGATGACCCACAGGCATCACATGGTTCGTGAGACACAAAAGTGCTCTCTTCTTGTTCATTCATTTGTTACTTCCCTATAATAAAAAAGGGCGATCCTAAGACCGCCCTTGTGCTCTCTTTATTTGGCTTGTTTCATGCCTAGATGGCATTCCTCAATCCACTCATCTGGTATTCGCTTGTGTGCCCATGCGAACCCATTCTTGATGCAAAAGTCAGCATATGAAGTCTTAGACCCCTTATACAATTTCGCATTTGCATTCTGAAATAAGAAACGTAGATCAAGGTCTGGTAGTTGCTTCTTGATCAACACATGTTTCTGTCGATCAGCAGTCACCCAGCGTCCTTTGGTTTCTAAGAACCATACACCACCAGCCTTCGGGAGAATGAAGTCTGGAGTGTACTTGGCAGTCCGCGCTGGGATGAGGTAAGACAGCCTCTCAGTTTCGTAGGTAAACGGAATACCTAGTCTCCTAAGTTCTTCTGCTACCCCAACCTCAAGACCTGACCTATAGCCTTCCTTGATACCTCTGTATCTATGGTTAGAAGTCAAAGTTATCTGCATTCCCTGTAGGAGCAAATGGTTCATCGATTGCTGATGTATCTACAGTGAAACCACCTTCCTCGATTGCTCCAAAGCCTGTACCGTTCATACCTTGGATTGCTTCGACAATCTGGACAGCTTGTAGTGTGATAGACACCCCACATTGTCCGCTGACCTTATAGACATTTAGGAAGCCTTTTAGTCTTAGACGACTGCCACCACCGATCTGTGGTAAGGCATTGGTTGGCACTTTTTGACCAGCTGTGTCATAGAACTCTGGCATATACTTAGACTGTAGCTTAAAAGCCACTTCCCCAGTTTCTTCATCTGTCATATAGGGTACTCTGTAATGAGACTTCCCATGTTCTTCTTTAGCCGCGTCCTCAATGATCTTTATTAAGGGCTTTGCGTCTTCCTGAGACAACAATAGTTCTGACTTATATTTACCTTCGCTATCGAAAGCTGTGTCAGGTTTCAAGAGGTGGGGGTACTTAGCCACTCCTGTAGGAGTCTGGAAGTTTATCTTTTGTTTCTTAGCCATTCTTTTGTCTTTCTAATGTAAAAGGCCACCTATAGATTCTATAGATGGCCTTTAGTTTGGGAGGAGAAGAAGTCCCTAGAGTCTTAAGATGAGGGAGGGAACTCTAGGGGCTTCTTAAGGGTGACAAAAGTATTAGCTAAAGCAAAACTGGCTGTCCCTTATCCCATGTAAGTCTAGGTTTCCCATTTGTGGTATTGGGTCTACTTCAGACTTCTCAAAGTCATAAGGATGGTCTAGCTGTTGCCTGAGTTCCTCTTGCCACTTCAGCAACAGGTTTTCGGCTTCATACATCTCAATGTGGGCTTCACGCACCCCATGATATAGGTCGTCTACATCTCCTGAGATTGCAAAGCTGTCGTGGATCATAAAGAAGTCATTGGTCGCCCCAGCGTCTAAGAGTTTGACTATGGTTTTAGCCATGCCAGAGGCGTCTAAAGAGTGTATCAGGTTAGCCGCTACGCTGGCTGTATTCTTCCTCACATCCACCTTACCAGTATCCAGCGACAAGGATACCTTAGACCTCGTTCTTTGGCCTACTGCTGAGTCAAACAGAATATCTTAGTCTCCACCCTGTCCCTCTTTAAGTAGTTATGGAAGACCCTAAACCCACTAGGTGAAGTCCAATTAACCAACTTGTTTTGCTTGCTGAGAACATTGGTGCACGACTGTATCCACTTCATTGCTTCAGCCGCCTTTGGTAAGGTCTCCACAATGCTGTCATAGCAATGTTCAGCAAGGTATCTAGCCGCCACCTTTCGCTCTTTGTTAGTCCTAGCAATCGGATGAAACTCAATGTCTCCATAGCTCACGTCACGCTGTAGCGGTTTCATTACGTCTTCCATGAATTGACCAGTCATACCAGCCGCAACAGACTGAATATGCGAAAACCATTGATGGTCTCTTACACAGCTTCCTGTCCACACCATAGTCCAACCAAATACGCGCTAGTTCGGCCTTTGTGATAGGGGTTCTTTCTGAAGTCACTACTGTCACTTAGATCAGTCTTCAGTCTCGTTTGTACCTTGTCAGCTACAGTCTGATAAAGGTCAGCCATTTCAGCCTGTGGGACTAGGTTTACAAGTTTACCCTCGTCTTCCCCAAGGGTTAACATTGAGTAATGCTGAACGCCACTATTAGTCCCATCAAGTGAAATTGGTATGAAGCCAACGAAGTCGTCTCCTTCCTCAAGGTATCTGGAATATTCGAAGATAGCGGCTAGCATCTGAAAAGGAGAGTCTGCACCTGACCATTGACCCAAGACTGTTCTTATAGTCTTTTGCCATGTCCTAGTAGCACACCCTCATTCTTATCGAACCAAGCCACACGTTCATCAAGAGGTGCTTTGTCGATCTTCTCAAAGCCACTACAGTTAGCAATGTGTATTTTCAGCCATTTGATGTTTTGCCCATCGACTACACGTCCCTCTCTGGAACTGAAAGAGTGACTTGATGTGATCGTCACGATGGTAGTTAAAAGACGGAACCATGTTGAAGCGACCACGGAAGTCACAAGCCCAAGGGATCGTGAACCAATCGTGCACTGCCAGTTCATTAGCAATCTGTAAGTCTTGCTTCATGACAGCTTCAGCACCCTTGACCCTGCGGTCAGTGTTTCTCCATTCACGTTGGTCTTCTTTGATGGCTTTCTTTAGCTCCTGATCCATTGTCATATGGTCTTCGGGAAGCCTTGGAAACTCAGGTGTATCTCTCTTTGGAAACTTACCGAATGACTGCCGTGTCTCCCAGCACCATTCGACAACTTCCAACATCTCTTCGTTGATACATAGCCTAGTTTCTTGCAGTGCATTGAGTGCTCTAAAGTGCTCTGGAGTTTCACCCTTGAAACTGTGTTCTATGGCCTCAATCTGCTTCGCTGATGCCCCTCTGACTAGCTTCACGCACTCTGCTAGTCTCCAGTCCTTGTAAGCCCCTGTATGGAAGCCCTGCCAAGGGTTCGGAGTGTCCATTGGAATAGGCTTTAGTAGCGGCTGTGACCATTGGAGATACTCTTTGCTTCTCTCAATCTGGCGCATGGCCTCATCTGTAAATGAAAGGCGAGTGATACTGTTTTTTGGGGTGGTGTACTGCGTGTCCTTTTGGAACACATGACAATACTGAAAGATAGCTGACAAGACTGGGGCGGCGTTGGATGTCCTTCGCTTCATGTGCATCTTTCGATCACCCTTTTTCTCTTCGATGCCAAAGTAGACTGACTTAGTGCCATTCTTAGTGGCTATGTTCCTGAGTGCCTTCAGTCTGATGTGTGCTGATGTGTGGGCTTCAGACACCATCTTAACTATACGCCTGTTGTTCTTGTTGGCTTCCTCATCGTCGCTATGTAGCAACTCCAACGCTAGACATTCACGATCTATAAGACTTCCGATTTCTTGGGTTACACTACTGAGCGTACTGTCTTTGAGGACTGCGTTATAGCAAGTCTGAAGGCCAATGAGTGCCAGTTGTCGTGGGTCTAGGTGCATGAGGTCATTGAGCCACGTCGGGCGGCGTCCTTTGCCTCTTCTAGCTTCCTCGATGTCTTTGGATAAACCATCAGCCACTAAGTCTAGGACTTGCTTTAGTTGGCTGTATTCTGGTGCTTGCTCGGTTACGTTTTCTGCCTGTTGATACTTCTCGTTAAACTTACGTCTGCCATCTTGTTTCATGGTCTCGTTGTAGGCTTCTGAGATAGGGTTGGCCTGTGTATTGCTCTCGTTGCTCATGTTTTGGCTCCCCCTTCTTTGTTGGTTGCTACAGGTGGGGCAGTCTCTGGATTACACCAGCTAGACAATCGGATACCGAAGAAGCCTTGTTGGCTATTATTCTCGCTTAATTTGTTGTTCATCTTACTTTACTTCCCTTTTTATATTTCCAGTCCAAACAGGTCAGTCTGTTTAGCTTGTGGTTTTGTAATAGTTTTGCTTTTCGCTCCTCTCATTAGTTCTGCCATAGACCGAAGGGTCTCTGGTTGGCTCTTTATATATTTACGAGTCGTTGAAACGTCTCTATGGCCTAAGTACAGAGCCACCAGTCGAGTCATTAAATTCACCACTGTTTGCCAGTGTAGTTGCACAAGTATGTCTGGTCGTGTGGAAGGTGTAACGGCTGTCGTCGTTAAGGACTGCCCTTCTCATGTGCTTCCACCCACGATAAAACAACTTGCTGTTCCAGTTCTTAGAGACATCAGTTCCTAGTTTCCTGATGGCTCTTAGGGCTTGATCATTGATGGGTACTGTGCGGCTGTCGCCGTTCTTGGTGTCAGCTAAGTAGACTGAATAACCACCAGTTGCATCAATAATTAATGTGCGTTCGTTTATGCTCCTTATCTCACCAATACGCATTCCTGTTTGAATGCCAATGATCAAATAAAACTCTAGGTCTTTGAATTCAGCACTGTTCCGAAAGTACGACGACATTAAATCAATTTGAGACTTTGTAAAGTAGAGAGGTCGCTTGTTGCCTTTGACCTTCCTGTACTTGAACTTGGGTACATGAGTTATAAGTTCCTCATTCGTTGCCCAGCTGAATACCTTTACTAGCATAGCCCCATAGTGATTAATGGTATTATTAGGACAGCCCCTGTTCCTCAAGACTATCAAAGAACCTGTGAATATGGCTCGGCTTAAAGTCGCCTATGTCCCTAGTGCCATAATCAGAGAAACTTGAGAATCGTTCAGCTTTTGTAATGCTTCTGGCTCGGTGGGCTTCAGTGCCATCCCAGATTAGCTTAGAGTCGCTGTAGACTAACTCAAGAAAGGTCATTGGACTGTCTCCTTTCCATACCAGTAGAGATGTAAGATCGTTAAGTTAAAAAGACATATTGTTGTAATCCTTGTGTGGTTCCATCGGTCAGGTGTCACAGGTGTGTTGTCAGTATCGAAGAAAACCCTCTTCTTACCTTTTCTGCTGAAATAAAAAACACTAAGAGAATGCTTTTTGTTTCTTAGTTTGACTAACTCAACCATTGGACTGTCTCCTTTCTTGCTCACGTACTGCCATGTCTATTGCTCCAGCCTTGGCTTGCTCTAGTTCCTGTGGTGTCAGATTGCTTGCCATTGCTTGCGCCAGTGTTGCGGCGGCCTGTGCTCGGTCTATTGATCTGGCTGTTAGGCTTCGGAACAAGGCGACTTGCATGGCTTCTATTGTTGTCTCTGGGGTGTAGGTGGTAATCATGATGTCACCTCATAGTCATATACATAATCTACAGGCCAATCCTTTTTCCATGAAGAAATAAAAGGTTCTCCATCAGTTGCGTTGGACACTTCAATATATAACTTCCAATCACCTACTGTAAGGTAACCACTAACATCACTACTTTTCTTGAATTCAATATTGTCGCTCTTAAACATAATAGCCTAGCTCCTCTGCTTTGATTGTTTTCATGAAGGTGTCTTTCTTACTGAAGATATGAATAGGCTTCCTTGTGTACCTACAGAAATCTTCAGCTTGCTTGATTGCATCGGCCTTCTGTTTGTAATATCGCTCCCAATGCGAAGGCCAATAAGAATTGACCCCTATTTCATCGACCTCGCCGACTTTCCAATCACCCGTATCAAACCAGACAACTAATGCGTCAGTCATTAAGTGGTCTTCCCTTTTGTCACCTATGTTCATTCTTTTGTTCCTTCAGTTGTTGTAGTGGCTAAGTCCACTGGATGACCCACGCCGTAGCATGGGTGCACCAGTAGGCTCACAAGAAGTCTTTACACTTGGCTAGGTTGTGGGGTGATTGCTCAGTGTCTGCCCATCGTTGGCCTACTTTACGAGTGCGCCAAGGGTATCCATTAGCGCACTCAAGGGTATGCCAATGCATAAGTAATTTGACTAAGTCCTTAACTACAACGCACTCATCCACACCCTTGTTAAGTGCTGACTTATATTTCCTGTAGACAAACGCTGTATCCCATTGCTGTGCACCGATCTGATTGATACGCTTTAGCTCAACAGGCAGTAAGTCATATGCTTCTAGCTGTGTTAAGCGTGGCGTATAGTTGATTGATCGTGTCCTTGAGTTACTCATGACGAGTAACCCCAGATTACGATTACAACTGCAAGGATGATGCCAGACAACAAAGCGAATGATGCTAGGGCGTCTGGTGTTAACATGCGGTTTAGAAGGTTTCTCATGACTGCACCTCTTCAACAAAGAACTGACGAAGGTTGTTGAACTCTTCCTCTTCACCTTCGAGAACATAAAGATCATTAGCGGCATTACCGCCTTCGTCATGAAAGATATGACCACTGGCAACAAGTGAACCGAATGTGCCTTCGGCTTGCTTCTGTGACCATCCAGCATCTACAAGATCACTTGCTTGCACTACAGGCATTGGGTCGTCCATCATGTCATTAATGCACTTAGCACCAGTGTTGCTCATGCCAGCTTTAACAAGTGTTATCATTGCGGCTGTTTGGTTTGCTGTTAGCTGTATTGAGTTGCTCATGATGCCACCTCAACCGCATCTGTCACCATAAAGTGATGCTCATCGTCACGCTGGTTACATGCTTCAACCTGTGCTATTGCATCTTTCTGGCCTAGCTTTCTAAATGTCAGTATTGGTGTGATTGAATTCTTAGGTAATCTATATACGCTAAATGTTACTATTGTCATTCTTAAGTTCCTTCTTTGGTTAAGAAGTCACTTGCTTTCTGACTGTATCCCTCGGCCTGTTGTTGGCTTTGGTCTGCGACTTGATCCGCTTTGGTGGAGGGAGTTACAGTCCCCTGCCACACCTTGCGGCCTGTCGCCCATCTTTAGTCATAGGCTAGTGCCTTCATGTGTAACAAAGGATTACCATATATAGGAATCCCTCGTCAACACATTATTTACTATATTTGGCAATTAATATCTAAAGAAATACTTGTGTCACCCTTTAGAAGAGAAAGACACAAGATATACGACGGATAAGAACCACAAGCCAGACTATACAGGCTAGTGATGACCTTGGTAGAGCTACATCCTTCAGACTTCCCTTGAAGGCATGATGCTCCCAAGGTCAAGAGACTACTATAGACTACTATAGACTACTATAGACTACCTTCGAACATCCTCTCCATGACAAACAACAAAGACTATAGACAACTAAAGACAAAGACTAGGACGACTATAGATACTAAGGACAACTAAAGATGACTATAGAGAACCAAAGACAACCAGAGATCATGCGTCTTTCTATTGTTGTGGTCGTTGGTGTTGTCTTATGTCTGTTGTCTGTCGTTGGTTTGTCTGTGGTGTCTGGGGTCTACTGGAACGCGTAAGGAATGTAGGTTGGCTTGGGTTGTCTTGGGATTACTAAAGGTGTCTGAAGATGTCCCAATGTTTCTTTAACATATATAGGGTCAGCCAGATAAATTTCCCTAGCTAATGTCTAATGTCCTGTGTTTGTCTTTCGTATTTACCACCAGATACTGAGGGATACATCATCCTTCACCTGTGCTTATCCATAGAAAACAACAGGTTACACAAGACACCACTAGATTTTTTATAGGTTCACAGGAAATTAGACCCCCCGTACCCTTAAAATAACATCAATTTCAAAAAGAAGGCTAAAGGTTGTTCTTGTTGTTGTTGTTGTTCGGCCTTCGAAACAAGAGCCATCCCCAGAAACACAACAGTCAGGAACCCCAGATATGGCACTCGAAACAGGAACTTACGTCAACAGCCTCAACGCCTCAAACCCAGCCTCCACAGACGGCTTGGCGCAAGCTGATGACCACTTACGATTAATCAAGAGCACCCTTCTCTCCACGTTGCCCAACGTCACTGGAGCAATCACATCGTCACACACGGAACTCAATGTTCTCGATGGTGTCACAGCGTCAACTACAGAGATCAATAAGCTAGACGGATTGACTGCCACGACATCCCAGTTAAACAGCCTAGCCGCTGGTGGAGCCATCCCTGCTGGTGGTATCATTATGTGGTCTGGGGCAGTCTCAGCGATACCTAGTGGTTGGGTCTTATGTAATGGTTCCAACAGTACCCCAGACCTTCGTAATCGGTTTGTGGTGGGTGCTGGCTCATCTTATAGTGTCAATGACACTGGTGGTACTGATAGTGTCTCACTGTCTACAGCCAACATACCAGCACACAGTCACAGCTTTAGTGGCTCTGGTACTACCAGCACTATAGGAAACCACACGCACCCTAACGTAGCACAGCCGCATCCTACAGACACTGGACGAGATGGTGACGCTGGTTCTCCAGTGACAGGTCTTAATGAGTTCAACAAACTAGGGAACTCCACAGGAGCCGCTGGTAGCCACAACCACACATTCTCAGTCAGTGGTACAACAGGCAACACTGGTAGCGGAAGTTCACATGAGAACAGACCACCATACTATGCCCTAGCGTACATAATGAAAACTTAATGGAGTAGTAGCCCATGACTAACCTCCCTATCCGTGGGCTTGGGTCTGTTGGTGTCATTACAGACATCGACCCATACAGCCTACCCATCAATGCCTACACTAGAGCTAAGAACGTCAGGTTCAATGAAGCCAAAGTAACAAGAGCACCAGTATACAGGAGCATCTCAGGTAACCTTACTGTTACCCCTAAGTTCATCTATGGTATCGATGCCCTCACGGGATTTGATACAGTTATAGTGGTGGATGATACCTTTGACATCTATGAGATGTCTAATGGTGTCCTATCACAGAAGTTCAACAGTTCACTGTCTGCATCGTATATTACACCCGTGACAGCTACGATCCTTGCAGATGTACAGTACATCAACAGAGCAAACACAGTGCCAGTACATAGAGTGCCCAGCGCAACTAACTTTACTGCATTGCCTAACTGGCCTTCTGGTGTAACCACGACAGCCATGAGATCATATGGTGACTTCTTACTTGCACTAGGCACTATAGAAAGCGGCGTAGAGTTCCCTAACAGGGTTCGCTTTAGTGACCCCGTGTTAGCTAACCAAGTCCCTAGTACATGGGATGCCTCAGACTTAACCAACAGTGCTGGCTTCAATGACTTAGTGCAAATGAAGACCCCTATAGTTGATGGTGCTACCCTAGGCTCCAACTTCCTTGTCTATTCACAAGACCAAGTGTGGATGATGGAGTTTGTCGGCGGTGCATTCATATTTAACTTTAGGAAACTCTTTGATGACGCTGGGGTAATCAACCAGAACTGTATCCAAGAAGTCGAAGGTAAACACTATGTCTTTGATAGGGATGATGTCTATGTAACTGATGGCAACACCAGACAATCTATATGTGACGGAAGAATCCGTGACTACATCTTTAATGGCCTAGACAACTCAAAGACTGAACAGTGCTTTGTCTTACATAACTCACTGCTCGAAGAGTTATACTTTTGTTACCACACGGGTGACGATATGGCTGAGTACGCTGAAGGTGACGCATGTAACCGAGCCGCTGTCTATAACTACAAAGAAGACATCTGGTCATTCTATGATTTGCCTAACGTAGTTTCTGGTGCACAAGCCAACGTAAACTCTGTGTCTACATACGCAGACGCCACGACTACCTACGAAAACGTAGGTGGCTCATATCACACCCAAGAAAGCCCATACCAAAGACACCCACTTGTACTAGCTAAAGCTGGGGGTGGGGTAGCTAACAGCAAGGTCTATGGTATCGACTTGATTGAAAAAGGTAGTCTATCACAGCCTATAGACACGGCAGTATCTAAGCCGTTCTTCCTTGAGCGTGTGGGTCTTGACCTTGATGACCAAGGCATACCCCTCACTGGCTATAAGATCATATCTAAGATCACACCACAGATTTCTACAGACAGCTCAGAAGGTAGCTTTGTGTTTACTTTTGGAGCCGCAGACTTACCACATGCCGCCCCTAACTATGGGTCGCCCGTAGCGTTTGACGCCCTCTACAACTACAAAGTCGATACTCGTATGTCAGGTAGATACCTGTCGTACAAGATGACAGCTGGAGTAGACAAAGACTTCAACTTCACTGGTATGGATGTGGATGTCACTGTGACAGGTAGGAGGTAACTTATGGCTATCTCAGATAAAATTAATATGCTGGTGTCTGCTTATGTTAGGCGCACAGCACCAACACTCTCTCCAGAGTTCCTAGCAAACTATCTGCAAGAGGAACTAAGAGAAATAGAGGCTTCTATAAAATCACTATCAGATCGCAAGTACCCAAGTTACCGACAGAGAGCCTACCAACCCAAGAAAGGGCATGGTGCGCTATGCCGTGTACCCTTGGGAACCATTAGGATCAGGCGTATCTAAACTTGTTGTCTACAATGGCACAGCTTGGATAGCCGTATAAAATAAAAGGAATAATATAATGATACCATGGGGTGCAGTTATAGGTGCTGGAGCCAGCTTACTTGGCTCAAAAATGCAATCAGATTCACAAGATAAAGCAAACGCGGCTAACATGGCTGGGTTTAACCAATATAAACCATACGTGGATGCCAACCTAAAAGGCTCACAAGACGCACTTGGTGGTGTGTTGAGCACAGGAGCCTACCAAGGTGACACTCTAGCCGCACCTAACCAGTTCCAGACAGGTACTGCCAATACTATGGGCAACTTTGGTACTAACATGATGAACAGTGGTAACGCCATGATGGGCAATACAGCTGGCTTTGGTAACAATGCAAACTCATTGTACGGACAGTATCAAGGTATGGCAGATGCGGCACAGCAAGACAGACTTAGTAATGCTATGAACTACGCATCAGCAAACTCTGGCTCTCTAGTAGACGCCGCAATGCGTGATGATCGTCGTAACCTACAAGAGAACACTTTGACTGGCATAGACATGGCGGCATCAGGTTCTGGCAACATGAACTCTAGTCGCGCTGGTATAGCAGAAGCAGTAGCTAACCGAGCATATGACGACAGACGTGCAGATGTAGCTACAAACATCCAGAATAGTCTTATAGATCGCAGTCTAAACCAACAGGCACAACAGTTCCGTGACCAAGGTTCTGCATTACAAGGTGCTGGACAAGCAAACACAAACCTTATGAGTGCTTATGGTATGGGCATGGATACATTAGGAACAGGTGCTAACTTCGGTATGAACGCTGGTAACAGTTTACAAGGCTACAATCAGGCACAACTAAATGACCAGAAGCAAAGATTTGAAGACCAACGTGACTTCGAACTAGACAAGCGTATGGAGTATCAGTCTGGTATGTTAGGCAAGGCTCCAAATACAAACAACACATACCAAGCTAACATGAATGACCCTATGGCCGCCGCAATAGGCGGTGGTATGCAAGGATTTGGTTTTGCAAATAAGTACATGCCACGTGGCGGTCAAAGTAATTTTGTCCCACAAAACTCACCTATGCCAAGGTTCAGAGGAGGTTTCTAATGCCAGCCGCAGTAAGACGACCCGTTCTATCGCAGAACTATCCTAACTACATGCCTCCTATGGCTCCAGACGGATACCAGCCAATCACTTACTATAATGATACTATAAAACAAGATGTTGGTGTCTTATATAACCCGATAACTGGTGACGTAAAATCAGATGGTAGTTATGTCTCTGACATGCTTGCATCCCCAGACATGGCTAAACATTTTGGTGACGATGCACGAAAAAGTGTTGAACAGAAGTATGTAGCTGACATGACCCCTGCACTACAAAGGCCAGATGCCTTAGACATGGCGCAGACAAGTAAGCCAGCCCCTAACATGAGAGCAGATGCTTTAGATTTACCTCAGACTACAAACCCTGACATGGGTGTAGATAACTATAGTAAAAGTGGTGACGAAAGAGACTTTACACGTATAAATGCTACAAACGCATATGACGTTGCAAATATGTATAATAGGCCAGCACTAGAAGCCATTGATCCAAATGATGATAGGTATGACTTTGTTAATCGTAACCAAACAGAAGAACCTGTGTTGAACTATAACCCAAGTGAAGAAAACGACTTCATCAACCCTAATGGTACAAACGCATATGATGTAGCAAGCATGTACGGGGGCAAACCTAATGAGTTCCCTAAAGATCAGGCTATATTCACAGGCCAAGAGATGCCCACAGGCGCACGTTTAGACCCTTACATGGATATACCACAATCAGATGTCCCAGAGGGATTCCACAGGATGCCTGATGGCACTCTAATGGCAGACTCTGAGATGAAATCAGATGGCGTACTAGGTAACAATAATAAAGCATCAAGTAATAACAAAGGTGTCTTAAACACTGATACTACATCATCTAATGATCGCAAAGGTAGCGTTGTGTCTGCTAATGCCCGTGGCTCTATGATGCCATTTGCTAAGATCAACAGAAACGAAGCACTTATGCGTATTGGTGGTGCTATGGTCGGTGGTTCATCTCAAGGTTTCTCTGGTGCAATGAAAGCCGCAACAGACGAGTTTGGTAACATCCAAGATGCTAACCGCAAAGCAGAGACTGACGCATTCAACAAAGCAGAAGCCACAAGACTTGCTGAAGAACGCATAGCGGCTTTGAAAGCTAAAGCAGACGCTAAGAACGTCAAAACCCCTAACACCGCGGCGATGCAATATGGGATGGCGGCACTGAATGCTATTGATCGTATTGAAGCACTTGTTAATGCAGAGCAGAAGTGGGTTCCTTGGGATAATACAACAGGTCTCATCGGTAACTTGATGAAGTCAGTACCAGCTTCAGCGGCAAACGATGTCTTAGCGAACATTAAGACAATCGAGGCGGCTGTTGGTTTCGACAGGCTACAAGCAATGCGTGATGCGTCCCCAACTGGTGGTGCTCTAGGACAGGTATCTAATATAGAACTTGACCTATTGAAATCATCATTAGGAAACTTGAACCAATCACAAAGCAAAGAGCAGTTCATGATGAACCTCAAACAAGTTCAGAGAGTCTATAACGAGATTGTTCATACTGACATACACAGCCCTAACAGGAAAACCACTGTGGAAACTGATACAAACAACGACCTGTCCGATGACGAAAAGAAATATCTAGGATTATAGAGGTAAATAATGTCTGATTATACTATTGAAGATTTTAAAGTAGCGGCAAAAAAGGCTTATGAAAACGGCGATATAACAACTGCCAAGAAGCTAATTGCACGTAGTCAGGCATTAGAAGCTGAAACTGCTAAAACAACTGAAGCTGACACGTCTGGCATGGGTGCAATTAATTATGGTATAGACAACGCTGGTAAACTTATAGGTAAAGGCATCCAAGGCTTTGGCGAACTCACTGGATCAGATACCTTGCAAGACTATGGGCAAGAAATGGCACAACGCAATGAACAAGAGATTGCAGATGCCAACTACCAGCGTCCAGAGGGTGCTGATGGTATTGTTAAGAACCTAAGAGAAGGCGACTTTGTGAATGCTGGTAAATCACTAGCATACGGGGTGGCAGAGGCCGCACCACAGATGGCTGGTGGTATCGTTGCTTCATCAGCCGCAATGGCTTCATCACCTGTTATAGCTGGTGGTCTACTGCTTGGCGGTACGGCTTATGGCATCACAAGTGCTATGGGTGAGAATAAGGATGAAAAAGAAGAAAAAGGCTTAGATGCAGATGCTACTGCTAGTGACCTTACAGCGGCTATTGCATCTGGTCTTATTGAGATACTACCAGTTAAGGGCGGTGGTGCTACTTTGAAAATACTCAAAGAAGGCGCACAAGAAGTAGGACAAGAAGGTCTAGTTATTGGTAATACCGCAGTACAGGGCGGCGCATATGTTCCAGATGAGATACTCAATAGAATGGGTGACGCTGGTATCATAGGTTCTACTTTAGCAGGGGCTACAAATACAGCTATTACTACTGTTAGCAAGACTGGAGATGTTGTCTTCAAACCACGCCAAGACCTTGACCCAGAAGTTGATCAAGCGGCTGGTGATGTTGCTAGGATGCTTAAAGATATTGCTAGTGATGAGGGTCTTAATCTAAAAAACATTGACCCTACATCGAAAAAGGGTGCAAACACCGCCTTAGACACAGCAAGATCAAAAAATACTACTGATATAAACACTGCCGCTGAAATCCTTCGTAAAGAAGTTCTTAAAGGTGCAGACACTTCTACCCGACAAAGATTTAACCAAGCAATTAAAAACGCAAACACTAAAGTAGGTACTGTAGTTTCTAATGAAGACATTAAATTTATAAAAGACACTGTAGGCAAAACATTAGAAGGCCAACAGCTTGTCCAGTCACTTTATAAATCAAATGTTGTTACAGAGTTATATGCGGCTGGTCTTAAAGGTGGCTTTTCAAAGTTTACTGACAACTTCAACCCAATACCACAAATTGGTAAATCATACGATCCTGCAAGATCAATAGGCACTATGTTAAACTTAGGTGCTATTGCTGGAACAGGTGGTTCATCTTTATTAACACAAGTACCTTTAGTTGCTGGTGGACGTGCAATAGATGCAGTTACGGGTCGTAGGTCTAAAATAAACCGATTTGTCAAAAACAACAGAAAGTCTACTGGAATGTCTTCACCTGTTGGAGTTGCTGTTGAAGGTAGGACAGATCGTCTAAAAAATGCCCAGACAGCGGCAAACAACGCTAAGAAAAAAGCCGCAAAAGCAGAAAGAGCCAAAGAACAGGCAGAACAAAATGTTGTTAAGTACAATGAGGGTTACGCCCCTAACTATGGAGACCCAAGACTTAACCAGAAGCCTGACCCTAGAGGCACAGTGCACAACGCACTTGCTCAAAAAGCCAGCCTTGGAGGGATGTCTATTAAAGAAATAGATACTGAAATACAGCGTATTATTGATGAGAGGTTAGCAGACAAACGTACATCTAAAGCAGAAAAGAAGTCTCTTAGAACCTATGCTAACTTCAATAGTCTAGGTGCAATGCCAAAAGGAGACCAAACACTTGGCCTTGCAATATCCGCAATACGTGATCGATTTAATTTTCCTCAGTCTAACTCATCGCCTTCTACAACACAGACACCGCAACAGCGTAGTCCAGAGGTACAACAAGGCATCATAGGTAACTTACAGAAACTATCTGAACTTAGAGCATCTATGGAATCTGATATGTCTATAAGTAACAGAGACAAAGCTGTGATGGATAAGGCATTATCTGATCTAGCTAAAGACTTAGGTTCAGACCCACAGGCAATGATAAAGCAGATTATCAAAGATGCAAAAGCTGACATGGATCAACCAAATAAAACAGATAGGTACTTAAAACCCTACCTAACCCGTGTCTCCATACAACAGAAAAAACGTAAGTAAACATACAGCCCCAGTGATGGGGCTTTATTATTCCAAGGAAGCAAAATGATCGTAAAAACAGCGTATGACCTAGTGCCATACCTAGAAGCTATTGAGACCATAAAGACATCTTCTTTAACCAAAGATCAAAAGTCACAGATACTACAGGAGATGGAGCATTCCTTCATCGACATAGTGTTTTGCAAGCAGTGTCCAAACACACACGCAGTAATCAAAAGTATACTAGGAGAGCACAATGGGAGCACCCAAGAACCCAAGAAAGAAGTCGCCAAAAAAGGAACTGAAGTATCCAAAGAAGGCGACACCAAAAGAGAACAACTACTTCACAAAGTTAATGCAAACCGAGGAAGGAAGAGCACTACGAAAGCAGTGGTCAACCAAAAAACGTAAGAATGGAGGAAGGCCAGTAGGCACTCCAGATGGCTACACGTTAGAAGCCATCACCCCCATCCGAAAACAAGCACAGAAAGACGCTGAAAGGATTGTGGCTATCATGGCTAAAGACAACAATATTGACGACGAATACGCTGTAGAGGCTCTTAAAACAGCTGTCGAGATCATGCGCGAACCAGCGCAGAACCGAGACAAACTAACAGCCGCACGTATGGTCTTAGACTTTACTAAGACAAAACCAGTTGCAAAGAGCGAAGTTACCATTGGCAAAGCAGAAGCCTTCTTGGAGTCGCTTTTAGTAAGCGAACCAGAGGAAGAGCAAACTGACGATGGAAAAGAAACTTAAAGAAGTACGCCGCAAACTATATGACGAATTTGACTTCTACTCTAAGTCAGCACTCAAGATCAGAACCAAAGATGGAGACATCAAGCCCCTCAAACTAAAGCCAGCACAGGTTATCTTACAGGATGCTGTAGATAAGCAAATGTCTACTGAGGGCAAGGTTCGCATCATAATCTTGAAGGCTAGACAGCAGGGTCTATCGACGTATGTAGGCGGCTATCTTTACTTTAATGTTTCCCAGCGCAAAGCATGTAAAGCAATGGTGGTCACACACCATTCTGACAGTACGAGAGCACTGTTCGACATGACTAAACGCTACCATGAGAACTGCCCAGAACTACTCAAGCCGCACACAAAGTATTCATCTCGACGAGAGTTGACCTTTGATGTTCTTGATAGTTCTTACGTGGTCGCTACAGCTGGTGGTGAGAGCATTGGACGTGGTGAGACACTGACACATGTTCACGCATCAGAACTTGCATTCTGGCAGAAATCAACTGCCTTAGAGAACTGGAATGGTATGACGCAAGCCGTACCTAACAAGAAAGGCACAGCTGTATTTGTTGAGAGTACAGCCAATGGTGTGTCTGGTATATTTTATGATCTATGGAAAGGTGCAGTGGATGGCTCTAACGGCTACGTCCCTGTGTTTATCCCTTGGTATGTAGACCCAGAGTATCGTGAGCCTGTACCTGAGAACTTCAAGATAACTCCAGAGGAAGAGGACTTATCTAAGAAATACGACTTAGACAACGAACAGCTGATGTTTCGTCGGCGCAAGATTGCCCAAAACGGCATCGACTTGTTCAAACAGGAATATCCAGCGGAGCCAGAAGAGGCTTTCTTAACCACTGGGCGTCCTGTGTTTAATCCAGAGTCATTACAAGATGACCTAAAGACATCGAGAGATGTTGAAGCACGTCTGGCACTAGAAGGTGAAGACTGGCTTGATAACATGCGAGGAGAACTAACACTCTATCGCAAACTAGATGATGGCGAGAAGTACACCATAGGAGCAGACGTTGCTATGGGTGTCCGTGGTGGTGACTGGTCAGTTGCCCAAGTGCTCGACAGCAAGAAACGACAGGTGGCAACCTATCGTGCCCAAGTTCATCCTGATTACTTTGCTACAGTCCTCTATAAGCTAGGTGAGTTCTTTAACTTTGCCTACATAATTGTAGAGAACAACAGTCATGGTATTCTAACATGTACCCGTCTTGGGAAAGACATGGCCTACCCTAACTTCTATACAGAAATACAGGTGGACAAACTAACTGACAAAGAAACAGTCAAGTTAGGTTTTACTACTACATCCAAGACAAAACCTCTGATCATTGATGAACTCAGAGCCTCAGTTCGTGAGGGAAAGATCGAACTAAACGATAAAGTCACTATTCGGGAAATGCTAACATACATCGTCACGCAAAGCGGCGGCATGGAGGCAGAGTCAGGATGCTTTGATGACTGTGTCATGAGTTTAGCCCTAGCCAATCATATACATGAAGGTGCTTGGGAACCCATAGATGCAGTTGACGATTATTACATTGAGATGGTTTAGACATGAAATCAAATAAAGATTATAAAAAACTCGACGACGACCAAATTGTGTCAATAGTTGATACTAATTTAAGACGTTCTATTGGATATTATGACAGTGAGTTGTCAAAAGAACGTAGACAGGTAATGGACTACTATTCAGCTAAACTACCACGCCCAGCGCATGATGGTAATAGTAAGTATGTCAGCCAAGACGTCTATGACGCTGTAGAAAGCATGAAGGCATCTTTGCTAGAGACATTTAGTACAGGCAACAAGACACTCAGGTTCTCACCACAGAATGCTGATGATGTTCCTACAGCTGAAGTCTGCACAGAGTACACCGACTACGTCCTACATCGTCAGAACAACCTGTTTGAAACTATGCAAACTGTTATCCACGATGGCCTAATCGCTCGCGCTGGCGTAGCTAAAGTTTACTGGTGTATGCAAGACGAAAGCACACTGGAGTATGTCGAAGGTCTAACAGAGGAAGAACTGGACGTACTACTTGCGGAAGACAATGTAGAGATCGAAGAGATAACCGAAGATGAATTTGGTATGTTCTCTGGTGAGCTACGTGTAACCCGTGACACATCACAGGTAAAAGTAGAAGCTATTGCACCAGAGGAGTTCTTGATTGAACCACAAGCAAAGTCACTAGATGACGTTAGCTTCTGTGCACATAGAACTAAGAAGTCTATCTCTGAACTTATTGAGATGGGCTACGACGAAGACTTAGTTGCTAAAATCTCTGACAATGAAGACACAGACTTTGACAATGACCCTGAGATACTATCTCGATTTGACGACATCGGTGCAGACCGAGGCTTCAATGCAAAGGGCTACCAACGTCAAACTCGACAGGTAACTGTAGTTGAGGCTTTCATTGAGCTAGACCCAGAAGGCACTGGTGTTGCTGAACTCTACAAAGTAGTCAAAGCATCAAACATCTTACTTGAGAAAGAGATAGTAAAACGACGACCTTTCGTAGCATTCGTTCCACTGCCTATCCCACATGCTTTCCACGGCAACAACTTCGCTGAGAAACTACTAGGCATACAGAATGCACGTACAGTATTAACACGTTCTATACTTGATCACGCTATGGTTACTAACAACCCACGTTATACAGTGGTGAAAGGTGGCCTTACGAACCCAAGAGAACTAATAGACAATCGTGTCGGTGGTATCGTGAACGTATCACGTCCTGACGCTATTAACCCTATGCCTCAAGCATCTCTGAACCCGTTTGTATTCCAAACTATTCAGATGTTGGATGAGGATAAAGAAGACACTTCTGGTGTCTCTCGCCTATCCCAAGGTCTTAATAAAGACGCTATAAGCAAACAAAACTCAGCGGCAATGGTCGAGCAGTTAGCTACAATGAGCCAACAGCGACAGAAGATTATTGCGCGTAACTTTGCGAACAACTTCCTAAAGCCTCTATTCTCAATGGTCTATTCATTGGTTGTAGAGAACGAGTCTGAAGAGAAGATTGTTGAGTTAGCTGGGCGTTATGTCCCTATCGACCCATCGCAATGGGCAGATAAACGTGACGTACAAGTTGAGTTCCACTTGGGCTACGGCGATCAGGAGCAACTGGTGCAAAAGCACTTGTCGTTCCATCAACTATTCTCCTCTGATCCTACACTTGGACAAATGTACTCTCCGCAGAACAAGTTTAAGATGCTGGCATCAGTCCTAGAGAAATCAGGTATCAAGAATGTTGCTGACTTCTTAACAGACCCAGCGATGATACCTCCACCGCCACCTGATCCAAATGCAGAGATGCAGATGCAGATGGCACAGCAACAGATGCAACTTCAAGAACGACAAACAGCTGTCGCTGAGATGAAGGTACAACTGGATGCACAAATGCGGCAAATGAAACATGAGCTAGACACTATGAAGGCTCAACAAGCATTTGCCCTACAATCTGACAAACAAGACCTTAACGAGACTGAGTTTGAACATAAAGAGTTCGTGAACTTAGAGGAGCTAGAGATAGCACGTAAGGCTGATGATGTCAGGGCAATCGCAAGTCCAAACGGATAAGCACAACACAATAAGGAAAGCACATGGCTACACAAGAAGAGCAACTTGTGATGGCTGGAGATGAAGCTGGAGCCGTACTAAGCGGTTCCGCCTTCAATTCAGTTATCAATGAACTTGTCGAAAGAGCATTTCAGACGTTTGTAAACACTGAACCAGCAGACAAGGATAAACGGGAGTATGCCTATAACCACTATCGCGCATTAGTAGACGTGGTGGATACTCTGAAACAGCGAGTTCAAGTGCGTGACAGCATTATTGAACAGCAGAACGGCGACAACAGCCAAGAGGAGACTGCTCCATGAACAACGAGCAAAATGTAAACTCTGAGCCGCAAGCATTAGATATTGATGATGCGGCAGACGCAATCTTAGGACGATGGGACGACGGGGAAACCTTATCTGAAGTCGAAGTAGAAGATGCAACATCTGAAGACCTTGCCGAGACAGAGGTAGATGAAGATGAAATAGAAGATGAAGAGGACGATCAAGACGAGTTAGACCTTGAAGACCCTGACGAAGACGACACTGTTGATGAAGACGAAGATCAAGATGTTGAAGACGATGATGATGAAGAGGAAGACGACGACGAACATACAGTCGCTTCTGATGATCAAATCGTGGACATCTCAGTCAATGGTGAGTCTAAGCTGGTATCTGTAAAGGACTTAAAGCGGCTTTATGGTCAAGAAGCATCTCTAACTAAAAAGTCTCAAGATTTGGCTACCCAGCGAAAGCAGTCAGAAGAACAACTGGCTCAAACGCAGATGTCATATCAGAAGTTATTGGAACGCGCAGAAGCAAGGTACAAACCTTATGCTGACATTGATATGTTAGTAGCGTCACGCGAGATGGATGCAGAAACATTCTCTCAACTACGCCAAGACGCGAAGCAAGCAGAAGACGACTTAAAGTTCCTACAGGAAGAAAGTGGTCAGCTTGTATCCCAAGCACAGCAACAACATCAGGAAGCTACTAGAGTAGCCGCCGCAGATTGCGTAAAGGTTCTACAGGAACAATTACCTGACTGGGGCAACGAACTCTATGCAGACATTCGTGACTATGCTGTGAAATCGGGATTACCCAAGGATCAAGTCGATCAGTACACAGACCCACAGGTCATCATGCTGATTAACAAAGCCAGACTTTACGACCAGTCAAAAGAGTCCGCCAACAGCAAGAAAGCCAAGGCCAAACTCAAGAAGTCGAAAAGTGGCAAGAAGGTTCTTAGTTCCAAGAAAGCACCACCATCTAAAAAGTCTATCCAGAAAGCTAAACAACAGAAGCAAATGGACAGCCTGAGTAGTGCTAAAGACTTAGATGATATTGCAGACGCACTCATGAGCCGCTGGGAAGAGTAAATCTTTTCAAACTTAATCCTAAAATTGTGAGGACAATTAAATGAGTACATACACAACCTATAACCAAGTTGGAAAAAAGGAAGATGTTTCAGACATCATTTCCAACATTTCACCATTTTCTACGCCCATGCAAGCGATGATCAAGAACGAAAAAGTATCAGCTAGAACTTTCTCATTCCTTGAAGATTCATTAGCAGACTCAGCTGTAAACGCTGTAGTCGAGGGTGCAGACGCATCAATGGCAACATTGACAGACGCAACTGAGCGTACAAACAACACTCAGATCATGTCTAAAGCCTTTCAAGTATCAGCAACAGCTGATGCAGTAGCTACATATGGTAGAGCAAAGGAAACTGCACACCAATTAGCTAAGAAATTGAAGGAAATTAAGAAGGACTATGAACGTGCAATGGTTGGCGTAGAGCAAGCCGCAGTTGCTGGTAATGCTTCAACAGCACGTAAGATGACTTCTTTGTTAAACCAAATCTCTACAGCTGTAGACGCTGGTTCAAACGCAACAGATGCTTTAACAGAAGCAAAACTATTACTAGCTGGTCAAACAGCATACGACAATGGTTCTGATGTTGACACATTTATGATTAAGCCAGCAGATGCACAAATCGTAGCTGGTTTCTCAGCGGCATCTGGTCGTAATCGTGAAATCGCACAAGGCAAAACATTGGTCAATGCGATTGATCTGTACGTTGACGTGACTAGCGTACATTAAATCTTGTGAATTCAGTGGAAGCCTAAGTCGAAAGATAAGGTAATACTGAGCCAAGCCCCACTATGGGGAAGGTGCAACGACTATCCCGACAGGGAGTACACTCAAGTGAGTGGAAGCGCAAGAAACTACAATCCGTAGTTGTGATATAGTCTCATCTAATGTGAAAGCATTAGCAGTCGAAAGGCGGTCTAAGATTAACGAACTTAGGCGAAGATGCCATGTAGTCCATATGGCGAATACAGAGTAGTATTAAACCGCGAGTTAAAGACAACTCACGCACTACTCATAGACCCAACAATGTTTAAAACATGTACGTTGCGTCCATTCACAAGAACACTACTAGCGAAGAATGGTGACTCAGATCGTCATCACATCGTTGGTGAGGTTTCTTGTAAGCACACAAACTTTGGTGACTCAGTGAAAATCACTGGCTTATCATAAGTTCGAAATAGGCCACTAGGTCTTTATTAGGCCACCCAAAGACACTCAGGTTTTGCTCTCCTTACTGTTGTCTATGGGTGGCCTTTTCACATTCTAAGGTAGCAAAATGAATAACAAAACACAGCCAACATTATTACAAACAGAAACAGACTTCGTGAGTGACCACGGAGACCTATTTCAAAAGCATACACAGCACATCTCACAATCATTTCTTGATGATCTGAAAGACGCTCGAAACGACAGCGGTTCGAAGCCTACAGGTGATATGATGCGAGTAGCCTCCATACCGACAGCTGTTGTCGAGAAGTGGATGCGAGAAGGATTCAATATCTGGGAAGCCAAGGGATCAGAGATTGTCCGTAAACTAAAGAACGAGGACTTAGATATGTTCCTCACAACCAACAAAAGGGTCT